CCATCAACGCCTACTGCAATTCAAAGCTGTGCAGGACAAGAAAACATGGAATTGGACGAGGTGGTTCAACTATAGAATTCGGTGCCCTTACAGTTCAGCTGTCCATGCCACGTGTATGGTTCCTGGATGTTAATGGGCATCGCTTAGAATTATCTACTGAGGAGTTGCAGATCCAGAGCAAGTTCCAACGAAAATGCATGGACATACTGCGCATCATGCCTCAGAAGATGAAGGAATCACTATGGCAGGAGATAGTCCAAGCCTTGATGGATAACGCACTCGAAATTGAGGTGTCAAGTGATGGGTCTGTCGCTGGTCAGTTTGAAGCTTACCTCCAGGAGTTTTGCACTGATCGCGCACAGGCTCTCAATAGGGACGAGATTTTAACGAGAAGACCGTGGACGGAGGAAGGAAAGACATGGTTCAGGTTGAAGGACCTTCAGGATTATCTGACGCGCAACAAGTTCACCCATTACAACGGGGGACAACTTGTCGCCCGTCTGCATGATATTGGAGGCAATAGTGACAAGTTTAACTTAAAGGGTCGAACCACAAGGGTGTGGAGCGTTCCAGCTTACCAACAGCAAAATTCAGAATTTGACATAAAGGAGATTGATAGTGCACCATTCTAATTATAAATACGGAGATGTAAGAGAAGACGGTTATGTATGGGTAGGAAAAAGATACGCTAGAAAAAGAAAAGATGGAACTTACCCAGATGATTGGAGAAACCCGGAAGCTTTTAAATTAAAAATGGAGCAGAATAAATCTAATAAAAAAATAGTATATGATTTAATTTCGAATGAAGTAAATGATTATAAAGTTAAAAAAGGATGTGCTCATTGTGGATATAATGAAAAAGCCGTAGCTTTGGATTTTCATCATGAAAATAGGGAAGATAAAATTATTAATGTTTCCTCTCATTGGAAAACAAGCTGGGTGCAATTTGAAAAAATGAAAAAAGAAATGGAGAAGTGCATTGTATTATGTTCCAACTGTCATAGAATAGAGGAGAAAAGGATTAGAGATGAAAACTAAAATCATACTAGGCCCTCCTGGGACAGGAAAGACATACAATCTACTAAAATTGGTTGAAGCGGAACTGGCTAGAGGCACACCGCCGGATCGAATTGCTTTCGTTGCATTCACCAAGAAGGCGGCGAACGAGGCTCGTGACCGGGCAATGAAGAAGTTTAATCTGGAAGAGCAACATCTTCCTTACTTCAGGACACTACATTCTTTTGCATTCCATCAGCTTGGAATGACCAAGTCAGAAGTAATGTCGGGGGATAACTATAAGGAATTTGCGCAGGCATTTGGGATGGATCTGGGATCTGTCAGTGATGGTAGAGAATCTGGTGGAATAGTTACAACGGATAACATACTGATAAATGAAGTTAATCTTGCACGAATGAAATGCCTGGAGTTGGAGTACCATTATAATAATTCTGATTTGCAAGATGTTTCCTGGCATGCATTGCTAAGAGCACAGCGAGCACTGGAGGAATTCAAGAAGAAGAAAGAATTACATGACTTTACGGATATGATTGAGCTTTATCTCAATTCAGGTCCAGTTCCTAAACTGGAAGTGGTATTCGTTGATGAGGCACAGGATCTATGCCGGCTGCAATGGAGAATGATTGATAAGATCACGCAGGATGTAAAGCAAGTTTACATAAGTGGTGATGATGATCAAGCTATATACAGATGGGCCGGTGCTGACGTTGAACATTTAATTAACATGCCAGGAGAGACTGAAGTTCTTACCCAATCCTATAGATGTCCCATAGTTGTGCAAAATTTATCACAAGAAATTATTGGAAGGGTGAGGAATAGAAGACCAAAGAGCTGGCGAGGAACAAATAAACAAGGCCTATTACAATATCACTCTTACCCAGAGAGTGTTGACCTAAAGGAGAGTGGCACATGGCTGGTAATGGCACGCACACAATACCTATTGGATGAAATTGAACGGGACGTGAGATTGCAAGGACTATTATATAAAAGAAATAACAAATTACCTATATCACAAAAGCTATTGAATGCGGTTGATGCATGGAAAAGATTAAATGAAGGGGAATATGTAGAGCTTCCAGAAGTCAAGTCCATATATTCCTACATGTCCACAGAAGTAGGAATTGAAAGAGGATTTAAGCAGTTGAAGACAGCTGCTAAAGAAAAGTATGAGGCAGAGGAATTAGTTATGCATCATGGTCTCCTTGTATCAGGACGACCGTGGGATGTAGCTTTTGATAAGGTAGGTAATAGGGACAGGGAATTTTTAAGAGCAATAGAATCAAGAAATACTTCGGGTGACACTGAAGCTAAGATTAATCTTAGCACCATTCATGGAGCCAAAGGAGGGGAAGCAGATAATGTAATGATCCTTACGGATCTACCACGAAAAGCACAAGAAGCTATGGAAATGAATGCAGATGATGAATCCCGTGTGTTCTATGTAGGGGCTACACGTGCAAGAGAAACACTACATATAATACAACCACAAAGGTATGGAGGATTTATAATATGAGTGCCCATAAAAAACAAATAGGAGGAGATCACTATAAAAGAATGGCAATTCAGCCAAGCCATTATATCGTCAAGAATAAGCTTGGATGGTATGAAGGAAACATTGTCAAGTATATTACTAGACACAGTATTAAGGGAGGAAAGCAGGATATAGAAAAAGTTATTCATTATGCTGAACTTCTTCTTGAGGACCTATACCCAGATGATGAGGGGACAAGAAGAGGAAAAGAAACAGCAGAGTATATTAAAAAATTAAACAAGGAGAATGAAAAATGATGAGAGATATGTTCAAGGAGATTAATTCAGAATGGGTGGCACCTACTACCTTTCCTGATCTGAGCACGCACAACAAGGTTGCCATTGACTTGGAGACATGTGATCCGGAGCTAATTAAAGAAGGTCCAGGATGGCCAACTCAAAGAGGGCAAGTTATTGGTATTGCAGTCTCATCCAATGGTTTTACAGGATACTATCCTATCGCTCATGAAGGTGGGGGAAATATGGATAAGAAGAAAGTACTTAAGTATGTTAAGTCTATATGTGAAGACGGTTCAATTGAGAAAGTGTTTCATAATGCTCAATATGATATTGGATGGCTCTCAACGTTAGGAATAGAAGTTAAGGGTCGAGTTCATGATACAATGGTTGCCATGGCTCTTATTGATGAGAATCGTTTTTCTTATACCTTAAATAGCATTTCAGGAGAGTACCTAGGGGAGAGAAAAAATGAAACAAAATTACGGGAAGCCGCAGATGCGTTTGGAGTAGACCCGAAGAATGAAATGTACAGATTACCGGCACAATTTGTTGGAGAATACGCTGAAAAAGATGCAAGGTTAACATTAAAACTTCATGAAAAATTGTCATGGGAAATTACCAAGGATAATTTACAGACAGTATATGACATAGAATGCCGATTAATCAATGTTATTTTCCAAATGACCAAGAAAGGTGTGCGTATAGATACCTACAGCGCAGTGAATCTAATAGAACGATTTAGGAACAAAGAAAAGAAGTTAATAAAGAGAATCAAGGATCTTACAAATCTTAATGTGGAAATATGGGCAGCAGCTTCAATAGCAAAAGCTTTTGATTCGTTGAACTTACCATATGAAAGAACACAAAAGACAGATTCACCATCATTCACCAAGATGTTCCTTACGGACCATCCACATGAATTACCTCGATTAATCATGCAGGCGAGGGAATTAAATAAGCTAAGAGGGACTTTCCTGCAAGGTCTAATGAAACACAGCAAGGAGGGAAGAATACATGCCCATATTAACCAAATTAGGTCTGACAGTGGAGGTACTGTCACTGGTCGCTTTTCTTACAATCATCCTAATTTACAGCAGATTCCGAGTAGGGGACAATTCGCGAAAGACATCAGGAAAATTTTCATCCCAGAAAAAGGAGAATACTGGCTTAAAGCGGACTACTCACAGCAAGAGCCAAGACTACTCACCCACTTCGCGAGACTCATCGACCAACCGGGTTCTGGGGAAGTACAGAAAGCATACCTTGAAAAAGACCTCGACTTTCATCAACAAACAGCGGACATGGCAGGAGTTCAGAGAAGCCTTGCGAAGACTATCGGATTAGGCGTTATGTATGGCATGGGCTATCATAAACTGGCCCGTGAATTGGATATGGAACCACAGGAAGCTAAAAAAATGCTACAGGACTTCCATGGTAAAGTTCCATTTATGAAAGGAATGTTGGAAGCGGTGATGAACCGTGCCAACAGTAAAGGCGTTATTAGAACTTTGCTTGGAAGAAAATGTAGATTTGACCTGTGGGAGCCCACTCAGTGGGGTGTTCACAAGGCGTTACCATTAAATCAAGCACAAACTGAATATGGAATGGCAATTAAAAGAGCCTATACCTACAAGGCACTTAACAGACTA